CTGAAAAAGAACAGGCCGAATGTGAGGGTGGTGGCATGACATTTCGGGAGTTTTTATTCGGAACTGAAAAGAAGGAATCCCGCACAACACAGGCCATAGTGATGGAAACACTAGGCCAGCCAATATGGACGCCGCGGGACTATGCCAACTTTGCGCGTGAAGGATATGCTAAGAATGTATATGTATACGCTTGCGTGCGAACCATTAGTATGGCGGTAGCAGGTATACCATGGCTTGTNTATCANAANCAANCNAANGGCGAACTTCANGAAGTNCCAGAACATCCGCTTGCGCNGTTACTTCAGAAACCTAACCCGTATCAAGGTGGTTCCAGCTTTTTTGAACATATTGCAGGATATCTTATGTTATCAGGAAATGCTTATGTGGAAGCAGTTATTCCTTCATCTGGCCGGCCCAAGGAACTATATGTGCTTCGGCCCGACCGAATGCAAGTGGTGCCGGGAAGCGGGAGTAATTTGATAGGTGGATATTTGTATACTGTAAACGGGCAACAAGTACAGTTTACTACGGATCAGATATTGCACCTTAAGTTGTTTAACCCGCTTAATGACTGGTACGGGCTATCACCAATAGAAGCTGCGGCCCATTCAATAGATGAAAACAACGAATTCCGTAGCTGGAACATGTCATTGCTTCAGAACGCAGGCCGACCGGCGGGCGCACTTAAAACATCGGACCATCTTACTGAGGAAGAATTTCAACGATTAAAAGCAATTATCAATGAACAATATTCTGGCTACAAGAATGCTGGGCGGCCACTTATTCTTGAAGGGGGCCTTGAGTGGCAGGAAATAGGGTTGACGCCTGAAGAAATACACTGGGCCGATGGGCTAAAGTTGACGGCACGTGAAATAGCTATTGCATTCGGTGTACCTCCAGAACTTATTGGCGATTCAGAAAACAAAACCTACAGCAATTGGCAGGAATCGCGGCGTGCATTCTATGAAGAAACCGTGCTTCCTTTAATGGATTGGCTTCAATCAGAACTAAATAACTGGCTAGCTGTGAAATTTGGCACGGATTATGTGGTAAAATATGACCAGGACGAAATTGAAGCGCTTCAGGAAAACCGTTCTGAAGTGTGGAACCGTGCGATTGCGGCTGTGCGGGCTGGGATTTTAACACCGAACGAAGCACGCGAACTTCTTGGCTACGACCCGATACCAGGCGCGAACAGCCTGCTGGGAAACATGAATACAATACCACTGGCGACAATGCCGGTGGATAAAGGGGATGGTGAAAACGGAAAATAAGGATTTTAAGCTTAAAGTAAAACAGATCGGTGAAGCGGGCGAATTTGAAGGTTATGCGGCTGTGTTTAACAATGTAGATCTTACGGGCGATGTGATAGAACCCGGGGCTTTTACAAAAACGCTTCAAGAAAACAAGGTTATACCTATCCTTTGGCAGCATAAGCAAGATGAACCCATCGGCGTGACAACAGAAATAATGCAGGACGACTACGGCCTTCATGTGAAAGGGCAGCTTAACCTTGCAACTACACGCGGTAGAGAAGCATATGAGCTATTAAAGCAAGGAGCGATAAAGGGGCTATCAATTGGCTACGATGTAGTGAAGGAAACATGGATAAATGGTGTGCGGCACCTCAAAGAGATACGGCTTTGGGAATATTCACTTGTAACCTTCCCCGCGAATGTTGAAGCACGCGTGGTGGCAGTTAAAAGTGTTGTCCCGTATCAGGCCTTACCACTTGCCGATCCCATGACAGAATGGGACGGGCAGGCGGCTGTACAACGCGTTTTAAGATGGGCAGGTGGGCCAGATAAAGAGAACGTAGATTTTAATAAGTTTAGGAAAGCGTTTCTATGGTATGATGACACGGCACCGGATAATATCACAAGTTACAAACTTCCTATAGCAGATGTGATTGCCGGCGAATTAATAGCTGTGCCACGGGCTATCTATGCGGCCGCGGCGGCTATTCAGGGTGCACGTGGCGGGGTGGATATTCCTGAAACAGATATTCCCGCCATTAAACGGCATCTTGAACGATATTATGCACGGTTGGACAGGGTAGCACCTTGGAACCAAGAAAGTAAAGCTGGNCGTGTGNTAAGCCGGCAGAACGAACAACTTATCCGACAAGCGATCGCNGCGCTAGAAGCACTTCTAGCCGAAGTGGAGCCGCCAAATGGCACTCCAGAAGGCCAGGAGCCGCAGGATAAAGCGCTGGAACAGATCGCTTCGGAAATAAAAGAAATTTTAAAACAGTTATAAAGGAGGAAAAAACAGATGGAAATTGATGAACTTCAAAGATTGGTAAAGGAACTTCGGGACAAAGTAGAAGAAAAGGGGCGCACAGAAGCAGAACTAAAGGAACTACAGGAGCGGTTGAACGCACGAATTGATGAACTTGAAGCGAAGCTAATGCGGCCGCCATTAGCCGAAACAAAAAGCATTGAACCAGATGAAACGAAGCAGGCCTTTTTTAAGTATCTTAGAAATGGTAAAGCAGGCCTGACACCAGAGGAAAGAAAAGCACTTGTAGAAAACACGAATGGCCAAATACTTGTACCAGAAGAGCTTGAGGCCGAGTTATATCGCCAGCTTCCTACACTTACTGTTATTAGGCAATTAGCAACCGTAAAACAGGTGCGTTCGGATCGCGTTCGTAGGCGTGGCATAAACGAGGTAGCAGTTGGCTGGGGAAAGCTAGAGTTAAACGCGCCACTAACAAACGATTATTTACAGGCAAATGAACAGTATACTTATATTGAAGATCTTTATGGCCTTGCAACGATAGGCGAAGATGAACTTATGGATACAGATGTGAACCTTCAGCGCTTCATTACAGATAGCTTCGCACGTGCTATTGCGGAAAAGGAAGAAGGGGCCTTTATCTGGGGCCGCGGGCATTCCCACAACGAACCAGAAGGTATACTTTTTAAGGATCAGTTCGTTCCTGGCATTGAATATGTAAGAAGCACCACACCCGGCGTGCTTACAGCGGATGATATTCTGAAGCTTATATACGCCGTTCCGGCCCAGTACAGAATGAATGGCACATTGTTGGTAAACAGCAAAACCGAATACGCCATGCGAATCATGAAGGATACTGTAAACGGCCAGTATCTGTGGCAACCTTCGCTTCAGGCAGGCCGCCCGGCTACGTTTGCGGGGTACCCAGTATTAAACAGCGAATTTATACTCGACATTGAAGATAAAGTTGGCGTGGCAATTTTTGGAGATTTCAAGAGTGGCTATGTAATCTATGACCGGCTGGGAATTACCATTCAACGGTTAGATGAGTTATTTGCTACACAGGGGCTTGTAGGTTTTAAAGCGCACTTCCGTGTTGGCGCCGCCGTGGTAAGGTCTGATGCCATAAAAGCACTAGATTTATCTCCGCTACCACCTNNAGGCGGAGGGCAGAATGGCGGAGGGCAGAATGGCGGAGGGCAGTAATGAAGGTTCGGGCTAAGCAGGCAATTATATCTAGCTATGGCACTTTTAATGTTGGCGATATAATTGAACTTCCCGATGCGGTGGCCATAGCATGGATTGAAGCAGGAATAGCAGAAAAAGTATCTGATTTACCAGGGCCGAAGGAGCGGAAGCATGGTAAGAAGGATACAAGCACCAACGATTGAACCAGTTACCACCGCGGAGCTAGCCAATTATCTGCGGCTTGAAAGTGATACGCAGGGCGAGGAGCAAACACTCCTTGCCCTGTTCATCACCGCCGCCCGCGAGTTCTGTGAGGAATACACGCGCAGGAGTTTTATCAAGCAAACATGGGAATACATCGGGCCACCGACAGAAGATTTACCTCGGCCGCCAGTGATTGAAAAAACAGTGCAACCTCTTAGCGATGGCTTTGTGCAAGTGATTTATACTACTGGCTATGGCGAAACACCAGAAACAGTACCCGCACCCATAAGAAATGCTATCCTTCAATACGCGGCCTTCCTTTATGAAAATCGTGGCGACATAAACGCTGAACCACCGCAGGCGGTATTGGATTTGTTAAAACCGTACGTGGTGAGAATACTATGAAAAAGGTTACGGTTGGCGGATTAAAAAAGCGCGTAACAATCTTAAAACAGGTGCGCACAAGCGATGGACAAGGCGGCTTTAATGAAACATGGCAGGAAGCTGGCACCATGTGGGCCGCCATAGAACCTATTTCAGGCAAGGAATATTACGAAGCGATGCAATTATCTAATGATGTAACACACCGGGTGCGAATGCGCTACATGAATTTGACGCCGCACGAACGGATTAAATATGGTTATAAAGTATTTGATATTGTTGCCGTGATAGATGTAAACATGGAACACCGCGAACTTGAGGTGCTGTGCCGTGAGCGAACTTAAGATTGAAGTAAAAAACATTGATAGGGTGATTAAAAACATAGACAAATACAACGATGAAATACA